GTGGGAGCACTGCGGGGAGGAGTGGAAGGAGTCGGAGGGGCACAAGGGCAAGGGCCACGCCTGGCCGTGGGAGCGCAAGGGCATGGGCGATATGACCGACCACGACAACTGTCCGACGTGCGGCAAGCGGTACACGACTCAGTGCCGGTGCCGAATCTCTCACCGGCGGTGCCCCGACGGCCACTCTTGGTTCCGGTGCAAGGCGTGCCGCAAGCCCACCGTGGGAGCGGGTAGCCATTCGGGCGAACCCGGCGCGAACCTCTGCCCCGGATGCAAGCCGGGATGACCCCATGCCCGCCCGGCCCCGCACCGCCGCCCGCGTCCTCGCCCTGGACGACCTGAAGCCCGGCGACCGGTTCGCCTTCGCCCGCGGCATCCCGTTCGGCGCCCGCCCGCTGGTCTACGTCAAGGGCCCCGGCCGGACGTTCTGCCGCCTGGACCGGCTGCTCACGGACGCCGCCTGGATCGCCTACGAGGCCCCCTGCCCGCACCTGCCCGTCCGGCGGGTGACCGGGTAGCAGACGCGGCCGGCCACTTCAAGCAAGATTTTTTCCCCTCCCCATCCGTTCCTAGTTCATCCCGTCACGATGGATTCCATCGGTACGAGCCGGCAGGCCCGGCGCCCCTATGGAATCACCCACATGTCGCAAGCCACGCCGGCCCTGGTTCTGGAAGAGGTCAGGAAGTACAAGGCCGAGAACAGCGAGCTGAAGGCCGCCGACGAGGCGCGGCAGAAGGAGCTGGCCGAGGTCAAAAAGGACCTCGCCGACCTGAAGGAGAAGACCGCCCAGCCCCAGTACCCGGCGGGCGTCACCCCGAACTACATGGCCCAGATCGGCAGCCTCCCGGGCGACTCCCGCGGGTACTCGATCATCAAGGCCGCCCGGCTGGCCCTGGGGCAGATCGAGAAGGCGGACGCCAAGTACGAGTACGACGTCAACGAGAAGCTGAAGGAGCTGTACAAGCGGCAGGGCTGCCACCTGTTCATCGGCAACCGGTCCTGGCTCGTCCCGTACTGCGCCCGCAACGTCCCGATGGAGTCCGACGCCGACCACCGGCTGGTCGGCGAGCTCCGCCAGAAGATGGTCGCCGACGCCGACAAGGTGGACCCGGACGAGGCCCGGTACATCGAGAAGCGCCTGGGCGTCATGCGGACCAAGGACTTCGGGACCACGTCCGACACGGCCGGCGGCGTGCTGGTGGGCTTCCCCACCCTGATGGAGCTCATCGACATCCAGCGGAACATGGAGGTCTTCGCCCAGGCCGGGGCGACGGAACAGGCCCTCCCGGCCAACGGCCGGATGCAGTACCCGAAGCTGACCAACACCACGACGGCGTTCTGGGTCGGCGAGGGGGCGACGATCACCGAGTCCACCCCGGCCACCGGCTACCTGGACCTCCAGGCCAAGAAGCTGGGCATCCTGGTGGACCTGAACAACGAGCTCATCCGGTTCGCCTCCATCACCGCCGAGGCGATGGTGCGGAGCGACATGGCGAAGGTGGCCGCCCTGAAGGCCGACCTGGCCATGCTGGAGGGGACCGGGGGCACCCAGATCAAGGGCCTCATCACCTACGACTCGGCCGCCACCTGGGTGACCGGGCAGGACAAGCTGCTCACGCACAGCGTCACGGCGAACACGTTCCAGATCGCCGACGCGGCCGACATGGAGGCCAAGCTGCCGGACACGGCCGGGGAGCCGACCGCCTGGCTCATGCGCCGCCAGTTGTGGGCCAAGATCCGCAACCGCCGGGCCTCGGCCGCCATCACGACCGACCTCCAGGGCCCGTTCCTGACGAACATCACCCGCTCGGCGGCCCAGTCGATCCCGCTGGAGTTCGAGGGGGTGAAGGTGGTGCGGAGCACGCAGGTCAGCGCCACCCGCGGGTCCGGCTCGAACACCTACGTCCTGCTCGGGAACTTCCGGGACTGGATCGTGGCCCGGTTCGGGGTGCTGGAGTTCCTCAGCTCCAACGTGTCGGACGACGCCCTGACCAAGGACCTGACCCGGCTCCGGTGCATCCAGCACCTCGACGCCGGCCCCCGCCACGCCTCCAGCTTCGTGTTCGCTGACGACGTATCGATCGCATAGTTTGTTCTCACTTGATGATATGGGTATACTGTAAAGCGGTAACCCAATCAAGTGAGGCGAACATGCGGAAGCCGTACCTGTGGCGTGTAGGTGTTCGATACGGCCGGTGGGTGGTGCTGGAGTATGCCGGCCGGAGTATGTGGAAGTGCCGGTGTGACTGCGGCACCGTCAGGGATGTGCTGGTGAGCTCGCTGACCAGCGGGAACACCCAAAGCTGCGGGTGTTTTGCACAGGAGAGGCGCACCAAGCACGGGCTGTCTGGGACGTCGGAGCAGAACGTCCACACGATGATGCTCCAGCGGTGTTACAACCGGAAGCACGACAGCTATCAGAGTTACGGCGGACGCGGGATCAAGGTGTGCCGACGGTGGCGGGGCAAAAACGGGCTGGTGAACTTTGTGGCCGATATGGGGCGCCGCCCCAGCGAAAAGCACAAGTTGGACCGGAAGGACAACAACGGCCCGTACAGCCCAGAAAACTGCCGGTGGACGACGGAGCCTGAGCAGCAGCGAAACACGAGCCGGAACGTCAATGTGACCTGGGACGGCCGGACGATGTGCCTGAAGGACTGGGCGAAGGAACTCGGGATCGGCTACCAGACGTTGCTGTACCGAGTGAAGAGTTGGGGACTGGAGCGGGCGATGACGGCCCCGGTGAGGCGAAAAAAGCCAGCCGGATTCATCGCCACCCGATGAGACGTTAATTCGGCCCCGCCGGGCCTTTGACCTTTGCCTCTGGGAGCCGACATGAGTTCGAAGCTGAACGACATCGCCGTACTCGGGTTCACGGTCGCCGCGACCAAGCCCTCGTCCGCCGTGGTGACGAACGTCACCGGGGCGGCGGTGGACATGGCGGACTACGCCAACAACCAGTGCTTCGCCATCCAGGTCGTGGGGACCGTGGCCGGGACCGAGATCGTGTTCGTCGGCAAGATCCAGGAGGCGACCACGGCCACCGGGACCTACTCGGACATCACCGGGGCCACGTTCACCACGATCACGAGCACCACGGGCGTCTCGCCCGTCCAGCTCATCAGCTTCCAGCGGACGGCCCGGTTCACCCGGTACGTGGGGACGATCACCGGGACCACGTCCAGCGTGGCCCTGGACGTCCTGATCGGCGGGCAGAAGTCGCAGGTGACCGGGTAGTTGACGGCGCCCCGGACCGGGTTTGTGTCCCCGGCCCGTGACCGGTTGCGGCCCCTCCAGCCGGGGCGGGGCGGGTGGCAGTATGCGAGTCCTGCCATTCCGCGGACACACCCGCCCCGGCGTCTTTCGAGTCCCGGGGGACGCATGGACCTCCCGACCATTGACATCCCGGCGGCCCCCCCCGCGGGCGCGCCGCCCCTCCCCGCCTTCCACGTCGAAGTGCATTTCGGAGCGGGCATCCCGGCCGACGCCCAGGGCCGGGGCCTGCTCGCCCTGGAGCGCTACTTCCGGGAGACCCTCGGGGTGCCGGCCGAGTGCTACAAGGCGACCATGCGGGACGACCTGAAGCGCCGCCGGGACATGACCGACGAGGACCGCAAACGGCTATGACCGCCACCGAACGGATGCCGCTGGTCGGCGCCGCCGACGCCCTCCGCACGCCCGGGGAGCCGTGGTGGGACGGCGGCCGGGAGTTCGACTGGTACGAGGCCCAGGCGGACTGGGCCGTCGGTCGGCTGGCCGGGGCGAAGGGCTACCGGTGCCTGGTCATCGGCTCCCCGTGGCCGGAGGCCCGGCGGCTGGCCGACCACGGGTGGGCGGTCACCTACCTGGACTGCCGGGAGGTGCCGGAGCGGGACGGGCGGATCGCCGTCACGGTCGGGGACGCGACGGCCCTCGGGTTCCCGGCCGGCAGCTTCGACGCGGTCAGCTCGACGTGCGTCGTCTGCCACGCCGGCCTGGGCCGGTACGGCGACCCGGTGAAGCCCAACGGGGACGCCCTGATGCTGGCCGAGGTCGCCCGCGTCCTGCGGCCGAAGGGGCACGCGGCCGTCATGGTCGGCCCGGCCGTCCCGGGGACGCCGCGATCGGTGGTCTACGGCACGGTGCACCGGATTTACCGGCCGCAGGACGTGCTGGCGATGGCGGACGCGGCCGGCTTCGACGTGCTCGACGCGGAGGTGTGGGACGGGGGGCGGTGGGAGGACGCGGCGACGGCCGGGCCGGTCATCGACGGCGACCGCGCCGTCTACGGCTACCTGAGCGTGTTCCTGCGGAGGCGGTGACGACCAGCCCGTGGCCCGCGGGCCGACCGGCGATGCGCCGGAGGGTGGCAAGCCGGGAGTGCCTGGGCGGACGCGAGCGCCCTAACCCCGGCAGCCGCGGCCCGG